GTCGCCAACGCCATTGCAACTTAATGCGACGGCGGAGGGTGTACACCTCTGAAAAGAAGGCGCCATCGGGAAACCCGAGGCGTTGGAGCGAACAATCAAGCTCCTCTTCTGAGAGAGACCCCTTCCGGACACCATGCAGTAGCATACTGTTCTCATTCGACCGCGCTTCTGTGAAGTAGCGCAGTAGTCTAAGCCAGTATCCACCATCGTAGGTGGCCTTCCGAGGCACAATCACCCTTACCAAGACCTCACGCCGGTAATACCGGCGCTTGGACCTTGATTTCGGTTGTTGTGGTCCTTCTGTTACAAACCTTAACGCAGGATAGGCCGGGGAAGTCAGGTGACAATCCCGATCTGCTACGTAGGGCACCATGCCATATAGCGCATGAAGCTCCCTCGCAATAAATTGCGAGGTCAGCTCATAACCAGCCGCGTGGAATTCATTCGCACTTGCGATGAACCCAGCGTACTGTTCAGCCGACTGTGTTGATGTCCATACCTTCCGAATTCGGAGGGGTGTGACCTTTTCGCCAAGGAAGGCGTCCAGGCCACAGGATTCTCTAAAGAACCCATGGAGGCAACTCTTATCACGATTAACGTGGAGTCCGAAAGACTCGAGTGCTTCGATCGCTTCATCGGCGTTGGCCGAGTCAACGATCACATCATCACCGTACACCATGACGACAGGATTTACATCCAGCCGTCTCGGAGGCGAGGTTCGCCTCATTCGTCCTGACGATCGTAAAATCGCCCAAACCGTCAACGCCAATACGGGAAAGCAACATGCTGACCCCATAGGCGCGAACTTATTAAGCGTTACAGACCGTCCGTCAGGTAGCACCGTACTCAGCGACCTGGTCGCCATAAGAGCCCCAAGAAGGGGTTCCGGGAACAGGAACTGAACGAGCCAACAGGAGACGCGATCCGAGGCCTCTTTAAGGTCAAGGGTAGCTAAGTCTCCGGTGTAACTGCCCGCGAGGGCAGCTAACCTGTTCGGCTTCTGATTCGTGAACCGGACATCATTCCTCGTGAGAGGGTGATGCTCGATCCACTCAACCATACTCCGCATAATACCCTGTTGCAGCCACTGGAGTTCCAGTGGTTCTTAGGATATAATTCGCGGACCGCGAGAGTCTTTAGGGACCAAAACAACTTTGGCCGGAGACTCTATTTCTAGAATGGACTCCCATTCTCGGTATGACTCAGCTACATGATTCCCATTCACGGTATAGTACCGATCAAAGGGAAACACAAGTTGAGCACGGGGATTAATACGCTTAAACGCGTACTTCTCCCAATTCCGTTCTCCAGTTGAGACGGAGCCGGGGCCATGTCTCGGACAGATGTCCGAAACATCATAACCGCGAAATAACTCGTGCAACAGTGCACGAGCCCGCAGTAACGTCATAGTCTCTTTGAACCAGTGATCATTGATACAATCACCGGCCCAAATTGAACTATGGCGCGCAACACACGAATTAATAACGTCAGATAGGAATTGAGCGTCTTGGTAGACGTCCTCTTCTGCTTTGACGAATTTATCGAGTGTCTCATTCTGTAGTGCTTTGTCATAAGGTAGGTCGAGTTTGTAAAATACAAACAAGAGCTGCCTGAGTGCTCGAACGCATTGTACGGAACACGAACCGGCCAAACGGCCATCGGGTGCGAAAACGCACCTCAAGAGTCCTCCGAAGAGGACCAAGTCGAAGATATCGCCAACCAAAGTAGGCATTGGTACTGTTACCATTCCTTCTCTAAGTTGACGGTTCTTGTTTCCCACAGTTGGGAGACCTGAGAATCTGTACACGAGTGTGTGCAGATCGAGGCTGACATCCCCCTGCAAAGCTCTATCTAGAGCCTTACCGGACGACGGGAGGACCTTTGTAAATAGGTCCAACCCTGTTGTCGAGACTAGCAAGCAGATTAATTCTTTATCTGCAAACCAGTCCTGTTCTGTGTACTGTCCCGCCGATGCTAGATGAATGTCATGTAGCAGGGCGTTGACGAGGTTGAGGCAATATTGACCCATCTCGCCACTGTGTAGTGTCTTTTGCATAATGCACGAGACGCAACACTCCCTTCTACTGTCAAGACTCAGTCACTCGTTCCCACGAGCAACTCCGCAGACGGAGTTAGCCGGAGCTACTAAGCTCCAACCACGTTCGAACCTGGACAGGTCCAAAGAGAACCAGCCCCATACTTTGCTCTTATTACAGAGCAGAGCTCCGCACTAATCGGACTGACGGCTGCATACACATGCAGGCAGTAGCTCTTGGTAGAGCTTCTGTCCTCGGTATAACCGAGGTTAATCGTCTTTATCCGAAGAGGCGTTGCTCCTATCTTAGCCCGAGTTAACGGGCAAGTACAGAGCTGATTCTCAACGACCTGTTGGTCACTAGCGATCAAGCTAGATCTGACCACCCAGGAATTTCACGAGGTTTCCACTCGCGCTCAGGAAGTTTAAGGCTTGAAGAGCCAATCCTTCCATTTGCACCGCAGTTGCAACCTTAACAGGTTGCCTTACCACGATGTATACTGAGCCTAAGCCCTGGGCCTGGTCTTCCGTTCTCTCAAATGTCGCGTCAAAGCGAACACGAGATTCACGGGTTAGACCGTCACCTTTGCCTGACTGCCGATGGGCAATCGAGAGCGTCGCCGGTTTATCCAGCGTCGCGCTTAGGTCACTTCGAACCGAAGAATCAGTTGCTATGGCCCGAAGGTCATAGTCATGATCCACCGTACCGTCGTTTACGTCCTCAATAATATTTGGGAACATTGCGATGTTATGAGGTCAATACCTCGTTAGTGGCTTAGCGCCACTACTATTAGTTGTTTACCCGACCCTAAAGGATCGGAAGTGAACACTCTCACCACGAGGACCTACCTGCAGGTCTTACAACCGCCTCCATCATTTTAGCTTGGACCCACCAAGGGACAAAGCCATCATGATTTCATAGGCGGATAAACCG